GATTATTTAAAGCCATAGATTCTGTAGCATTACGAGAATTGTAAAGTAATTCATGGTTTGTACTATTGTTGATTAAATGCAGTCGGCCTGGTTCAGTACATATAAAAATAATTTTAGAATACTCTTGTAATCTATCGATATTATCTAAAAGTTTTCTATATGAATAAGACAATGAAGTTCCATATAGTGCAAAGTTTTCTTGTGGTTCATCGCTTAGTTGCGATAATATAGTTGGCCAGCCTATGGCGCCATTCTCATGTGCAAAACTATCTCCAAAAATACCTATCATTAATATTACCTAACATTTTGGTCTATAGAGTTCCACTGCACTACTGCACTGGCATAATTTCGTTTGATACGATTTATCAGTCTAGTTGTATGTGGTGCGACTTTAGAATTCAAAAGTTCTAGTTTGTTTTGCTCTTTGCTATCGATTCTAAATTTATTTCCTTCTGATTCATAAACTAGCTGAGAATTAGCTGATTTTAATTCTACTGAAACCGATGTTTCATCCTGTGCTAATTGTTCAGAAAGTATGATTGCTTGTTGCTTTAATTCTTCTGTAGAAAAAGTTTTTGTTGCAACTGCTTGGTTAATAAACATCTTTAGATGTTTTATATCTCTTTTTAATTCTAACAATGTATTAGAATATGCTCCTTGCCATTGCCTCCAGGCATCACTTGATATAATTGTTGGTGTTGTCTTTGGTGTATTAGTTGATGTCGATGGCAATGAGCCAGTTTTAGGTGTAGCTGAAAGCACTGTTCCTCCTACTGCATTCTTAATAGTATCAAAAGTGTCTCCGAATATACCCGTAACTTCTGCAAATAAATTATGCAAATATGCGTCTAATGGTTTATGTAATTTTGCAGTTTCAGTAAATGGTGATTGTGGGACTCCAGGAGATTGTGATGCTTCTTGTTTTGCTTGGTCCATTGTTTTAATAACAGTACCAGCATCCGCCCTACTATCAATAGATGTAGGAATAGATGAAAGTGCATTCATCGGTGCATTAAGTTTATTAACTGCACCTTTCATTTCATTACTTCCTGTATTAAGTATTACTGCCATTTGACATGGATCTAATGCCGCCGCCGCCATTGATAATGCCAATGCTTTTGAAAGTAATTCACTTGCTAAACCTAATAACTTTTGGGCTTCCATTGCAATCTGGTTTGTAACATCTGCAATCGCATTTGTTACTTTTCCTACCATACTTCCTATCTGCCCTAATATACCACTGAGTGCCGATGTCGCTGAATTTATAACACCAGATACTGCATTAATTACATCACCTATAATGCCTCCTGCACCACTTATCGCACTAGTAATTTGGTCTATAATTCCTGATATGCCTGATTGTTGTAAAAACCCACCTAATTTATCAAATGCATTATCAATAAAATCCATTGTGCCATCAAACCCACCACTTAGCACTCCTAATATTTCATTAAAAAACGAACAACTATCTTTTTGTTCGCCAAACTGAGAATTCATTCCAGCTAAAGCACTAGCATCTGATAGTGTTTTCGGCAAATCACTCATTTGTCCTGTCGTATGTGTTTTTAAAGAATTAAATAGTGCAAGGCCTAATGCCCCTATACCCAATACTTTAATTACATTACCTACATCAACACCTGTTAATTCTAATATGCCGGCAAAAATTGCTGTTTGCTCTATAGCACTAAAGGACCCAAAAGCACCTGCTAACGCTGTAACATTTGCTAACGTTGGGTTTAGTGCAAAGTTGTTTATGATGCCGATACTATTATCTGCTCTTCCAATATATGGATTTGTAAAGTTGTTACCTGCAACTTCACTGGCAATAGTTGATAATGCAGACTGTCTATTAAACTGTTCTTGTCTTGCTATCAATAATGCTTCTTGCCCTGGTGTAAGTGATGCAGATGATGTTGTACTATAATACTGTGCAGGCGTGGTATTTACGTTTGAAAACGTGTATTGTCCTCCGCCTCTATTTACAAATTCTTGATATAGTCTTTCAATTTCTGCTTCACTAGCCATCTTATTATCCTAACTATTTACAATAACATTTCCTGACCCAGAAACAACTTTAATGCCACATGAAAACGAATCGCCTACTCTTCCCAATGGACGCCCATTGACAAAAACATTATGCGAACCTACAACAAGAGGAGTTACATGTGGTGTACAAAAAGGCGGTACACCGTGTGGTGTATCCTTGTCATTCACTCTAAATGCATTTAATCCATTGATGATTACATTTTCAGAACCTGCATCGCACGTACCTGGTCCACAGGGTGAGTGTGCTGATGTACTATCTGTTGTTCTTGCGGCACTTGGCATTACGTTATTAATCCTGAGTCTGGTGTAACTAATCCGCTTGTTGCAGATTGATACGCTTTGGTCGTTTCTTTGTTTGTTTGCAAAACAGAAACTATTTTATCATCACGTAATACAACTTCGCCTTCACTATCACCTGTTACAGTAAATGGCTGAAACGAAATCTGTTGTCCAAAGACCAAAGTCAATGGTTTTTTAACGACAAAATCTGTACCGTTTTCACTTACAAACTTACCTAGCAATTCTTGTCCACCAGTCATTACTAATGTGACAATATCGCCTTCTTTATATTGTTTTGTTTTTAACATTTGCTTTCTCGTATTTATGTTGTTAATTATATATGTATTTATTTCCGATCCTTAAGAGTCGAATTAATCTTCTTTTTATCAAACTTTTCCATAATATGCAAGTCTTTTTTGTGCTTTTCATATTCACATACTTGGCCGTTTGCTCTATTTAAGATATATCCATCACAATATGCAACTAAGTACATATCACCATGTAACATATCATGTACTAACCAAAGTTGGTTATCTCTGTCTGGACATGCAAAATCTACAGTATAATAACACCCTAGACCATTACCACTATGCGTATACCAACCTTCATTGATGTATTCCCAGATATCTGGCCAGGTGTACATATCATCATAGTTGAAGCCATGTGTTGCTGGATCAAGGCTTGTAAACCAATCCATAGTTTCTTGTAGTTGCTTTTTAGAGAAGTCTTTTTGAAGTTCTAGTCTTATCTGTCGCCACTCATAAAGCAAAGTAGCTTTATCACGCATATTACATTGTCCATCTTTTAACCGTAAAACTTATATCTGTTTCAAATCCTGCATTTTGTGTATAATTAAACTTGATATCATCGCCGTCAATTACTGCATCAAAATTAATATTTGAAAATTCATCTGGTTCTGCAATGTTATCTCCATCATCTTGCCAAATTTCTGTGTTATCATCGCTAAGTTTTACTTGGTTGATACCTTGCGGAACACCATTAATTACTTTAATTTGTCCTACTCTTACATATGTCACATTGCCGTCAGTTTGTTTTAATGAGTAGTCAATAAAGAATGATGTACAATCTGTCTTAAGATATCTTAAAAATGTACCTGCTGTTGTTTTTAGTTCTTTGTTAAATAGACTTGAACGCCTGCCTGTTGCCGCATCTAACGATTGTAAATGCTGGTCTGCAAACATTTGATTAAAAGAGTTTTCTGTTACAACTTCTACGTTACGTCTTGCACGTCCGTATTCATGTACGTTAAATGAACCTGATGTGTCCATTGCAGTTATCAACGCATCAACATCTGAAACCTGACGAATAACTAAATCTTCATCAATAGTTAAACCTGGTTCTGGGTTGTCTGCACTATCTAACCAAGACTGAACAACTGCTTGTGCATTTGTAAATGGATCAAACTGTAATTCATTGATTGCTGAATCAATACCAACATATAACTGATTGGTATCATAAGCAAAGCCCATTTCTCCTGTTTCAAGGGTATCTGCACTAATTTCTTTTCTTAGTCCACGTCTGAGTAAAATTTTAACGTTAGTTGTAGCCATCTAAAACTCCTAATTACTACATGTATTTATCAAAATACTCTTGAACCTTGTTCGCCCATTGTAGCGAATACTTGTCAAATTCGTTTTCTTCTACAACAAATTCTTGATAATTGCCCATGTTGTCTGCTTCTGCATCCCAACCAATCATCATGATAACAATAGTTTTGATATCTGTTCCATGTATCTCATTATGTGCGGCCGAATATGCGGCACCTTGTAAAAAATAATCATCAATCCATTCACGTTTTTTTGGTTTACGAGAAGTCTTAAAGTCAATGATTGCAGGCTTCCCTTTCCATACACCAACACAATCAGTGGTACCTGCATATAATCCGGGATAGTACAGAGGAACTTCTGTACCCCAAACTTCATCTACGTTTGAGAGTCCTTTGTCAATAACAATGTCTGATAATTCTTTTGCCATTTGATGAATAAGATTAGACCCATTTGGTCTATCTTCTTCAAGTATAAATTTTTCGATATGTAAGTGAACTTGTGTGCCTATACCTGTTGCAAGTTTCATAATGCGATTTGCTTCTTCATCGCCTACTCTTTTGCGCCATTCATATAATGCAGTTTTGTCCTTAAGTGCATCCAGCACTGTAGTAACACTCGGTAATGGTTTTCCTGTAGGTGTTTGATAATGTCGAGATCCATCCACATTAACACGTTCTAAGGGTTGATAGTTATATTTTTCTAGTAGCATACTAATAGTATACTACAGAATCATATAGAATGCAAGTGAAACTTACAAATTTTCGTTAATTTGTGCGATTAAATCTGCTTTAGTTTTTCTTCGGTCTAGTGACAAACCTAAATTTTCTTCTGCCCACATGTCTATTTCTTTCTTAGTCATTGATGCAAAATCTGGTCTTTCAGCAAGTGACACAGACTTTTTAGCCATAATAGCTTCTTTTTCTGCTCTTGCTTCTGTGATAATCTCAGGTGTTGTGATAACTTCCGCTTCTGCAATCTTACGTTCTTCTCTAGTAGATATTGCTTTCTTGTCTGCAACTCTTTGCATAAATTCACGGTGTCTTTTAGCACTAGCAATTTCTTTACGAACTTCTTTTTGTGAGTCCGATAATTTTTCTGTGCCTTTGTTTGCGTTATCTTCTAAATCCTGAGCAACCTTATTTGCCATTTCTTTTTTAGAAATAATATTGTGTTCGCCTTTAATAATTAAGCCCATTATTTTATCCTCTTATTCGCTGTTTTAACAGCAAGTTTTTTAACTGTTTCGCGGTCTTTTTCTTTATCATTGTTTCCACCAGATGGGGCTCCGGCTAAATCAATGGTATCGACTGTTACTTTACTAACATACTTGCTATTAGACAATATATCTACTAAACTTTCTGGAGTAACACTATACCCCATGTCTGTCAACTCATCTACCATCATATCAGTACCTACGGTGCCAATATCATTTGCTTTTAGTCTAACAAGATACGCATTTATATCATTACGCATCTGTGCATTGTAGTTTGCGTCTTCGTTCAACAGACTTGAAATTTTCATGTTTAGTCTCTTTTCGCACGACCTAATGGTTCATCAATTTCACCCGATGCAGATTCGTCGCCACCGGCTATATCTGCCGTAATGTCGCTTTCCATATCATCTTGCATGTCGCCGCCCATTTCGTTGTCAGCTGGTGCCATTGAATCATCTGATGCCGCTTCGCCTGAAAGAACTAGAGTAGCATTATTAACTGAATCTTTTGCTGTTCGTGCCGAGTCTAATAAACTAGCAATCGCTGAATCAACAGAAGATTTAAATGTTCCTGCTTGGTCTGGTCCATGGGTATAAGCCATTTCATCAGATAGTGGACCTAATTGGTCGTTTTGAATTTTACCTAATTTTTCGATAACGTCTTGTAGTTCGTCTACGATACCACGTGCCGCCATTGTAATTTCAGCCTCAGCCGCGTCACCTTCTAGTAGTTTATTCAACTGTGCTAGAAGACTTTCTTCTAAATTTTCATTAGAAACCTCGGCAGATTTTTTATCTGTATTTTCCATTTTTGGTTCCTTTGTTTTAGTGTTTTCTTCGGCCTTCTTAGCGTGAACAGCCTTACGTTGTGCATCACTTACGTATTTGTGTTTTCCACCTTCGTCAAGTGTTTGCTCTTTGTGTGCTTTCAACAATGACTTAACTGTTTCTAGCATCATCATAGTTTCTACGTACTCACGGTTTTGATAGTCTGAACGCATTTCACGTTTCTTTGATTCCAGCTTATCTTTAGCCTCGCTTAATGATTTCAAGTCTCCTTCAACTGAATAATTGAAGTTTGACTTGAGATACTCATTTAGTTTTGACGATATCATTATTGTATCTGTCTTAAAAAAGTTTGTACTTCTCATGGTAATTGCCCCATTACATAATATGTTTATATTATGTATTTATCTTTTTAAATTAAATTAGTGGTTTTTGTGTTTTAATAGCTTCATACAACTCATTAACGTGCTTTTTAGCATTCCAGGCTTCTGCTTTCGCTCTACTAAATCGAGCCTCTGCTATGTCCATCTTACCAAAATCGTTACGCTTCTTTGCTAACTTGTATGTATTTTTATGCTGTAATGCATCATAATAGAATTTTTCGAATACTGCATTGGTTGAAATAACTTTTGTTATCTCTTGTGAGTTAATCTTTCTGCCTTCATTCAAATGATGTACTAAAATATATGCTGTTTCATACGCTCTTAAATCTTCAAACAGCGTGTCATTTGTTCTACTATCAACAATATTAAAGGCCTTATCGTCTGTTTTTTCAACAGAATATATACCTACTTGTACACCTTTTGGTGTTTTTTTAGATTCATTAATTGTAGTTGCAACTTTTTTTGCAACGTTTGCCGTAGCACCTTGGAAATTTCTCATAATATTTTCCATGGCTTTGATGTCCGCAGTTTTTATACCGGGACTTACATCCACTATCTCGTTCCCACCCTGAGATTGTTGTGCTTCTGTTTGTGCTTTTAATCCACTCTTATCGCCATTCATAGCTTTAAGAAGATTCGCCATTGCACCTACATCTGCTCTACTTGGTCCAGTCATTACTTCCTCCGTTATACAGTCCTATACCCTCTTAATGAAGGCACAAGAACACCTTTGTGTGACAGTCTTTCTGCAATTATCTGTTCTCTTTCAGATAATTGTGTTTCATTGACATATTCATTTTCTGAGAAATATTTAGCAATTAAATCGCTCTCTTCCTCATTAATCATTACGTATAATCCACCTAAAACTTCTGTTAATCTCATTCAATACCCCTAAAATTACTTGTTCAGTTTATTTAATAGATTTCTAAATTGTGTTGCAGTTCTAGGATCCGCCGCTAAAGCATCAACCGATGATGCTTGTTGTGCCATTGCTTTACGCTGTATTGGCGTTAGTGCTTTTCCTTGTCCTGCCTGCGTGACTGCATCTGCCGCCTGTTGTGCAGTTGCTCCGCCTAAATTATCTTTTCCTAATCGTTGCATCGCTTGTGCTTTTTTAGTTTTATCTGCCGCTGTTGGTGCCTGTGCTGTAGCGCCCGCTGATGCGGCCTTTGATGCTCTCATTTCGCCAGGAGACTGGGTTCCACCAGCTGAATACTGTTCTTTAAACATACGTGATGGAATCTTTTCTTTCTCAATTTTCTTAGCATATTTCAAGTCTTCTTTATCTACAGGACCTTTAAACCCATATGACTTGTCGTAGATGTGTTCCCAGCCATTGCCATCATTCTTAATATATGAAATTGCCGTATCTGGGTAGCGTACAATTCCGTACTTTGCATTATCTACAAATTCTTCATTCACTCCAAGACCTAAAATTTCTCTTGCTGTTTCCATTTCTGTGTTTCTAACAGCCTTGACAAGTTCTATATACTGTTTAAAATCTAAAGTCTTCAATCTGTCACGAACTACTTCTTCTTTCTCTCCAACCAAATCGGCAATATCTGCAATTTTGTCATCGATGCTTTCAGTTCTCATTGATTTTTGTATTTCTTCTTTTAAATTCATAATAGTACCTCTTACCTTTTATTCAACGTTTTTAAACGTCTACTTGCAGGATTCATTCTTCTTGTCATAGCCGCTTTTCGTTTCAACCTTGATCCTAGTTTTGCTTTTGTCCTAGCAAGAGTAAATCTCTTTTTAATATCAACTGGCTTAAAACAAGCCGTCGGAGTTGATACAGTTTTACCTTTTAATCTACCAGATGAACATCTGTACTTACGTACAATTTGTCTGCCTTTTCTAGCATAAACTAGTTTGGCTTCTTCTACTGGTTGGAGAACTTCAAATACTTGCATTATATACCTACCGCACTGCCAAATACAGATGTTAATAACGCTAACAACATTGTAGCAAATAATGTAGAACTTGCCCAGATAATAATCTTTTTAAGTTCAGAAATACCTTCTTTAGTTTCAGAGGCATTTTTCTCAATAAGACCTTCTAATCTAACAATACTTGTGTCAAGGTTTTTGAATCTTTCATGGGCAACAGCTACATGAGTTTCTAAACTTTCTGCTTCTAACTGCGCCAACTTGCTATCAATTCCTGCCATAATAAAACTCCAAATCTAGGGAAAGTGTTATCCCGTTGATTGTATTTATCATTTTAATTCAGAAATTTTTTATGCGAATTTAATGTATTTTTGCTTTTCTGGTTTAGGTTCATTTTTCCACATATTTCCAACATCAGTATATGACATATTCATTTCTTTTGTATGAGGATTATATGTTTTTCTAGTACTAGTAGAACCAACTCCTAGTCCAACAGCAACATAGAGGTCTTTCATATCGTCTATGTTTAATTTTTCTTTAATCTTATCCAAATGCTCGTATTCCCAATCCATACAATTACAAAATCCACTGTCCAATCCTTTAGTTTTCGCTGAAAGCATAATATTAGTAGATGCAATTCCTATTTCCATTGCAGTTATCATATGTCTATTGTACACTTGTGTCTGTAAATCAATAGTATGAGAAGGATCACCTTCTCTATTCCAAGGTGCATCTTTTCTTCTAGTAAATACTAAAAGGTACGGTGCTAATACTTGTGTGTTATATTGTGCATTTGGTGTTCTTGGGTCACGTTGACAAAAATTATTGAAATGATTTCTAAATTCTGTATCTGACCAATCAAATATATTGATTTCGTATCTTACTACATTTTGTTTTGAAGCTGAACGCCTATGAACTTCGTCCATTATTTCTTCGACAACGCTTTTATCAACAACCTGATCCATATCCCAAGTTGTTGTTTGTACTCTGTCGTCAATTAATGATGCCCATTCCATTATAGAATGTCTGACATTACATATTCTATATTAACGCCTTCTTGCAAAGAAACACCGTCAATGGTAATGCCCTCAGTAAGTTCTTTTAATATAGAAGTGGTATCGCCATTTCTTTCAAATACTTTACCATGCTCTACTGCAAACTTAAATAGCATACCAGCGCCCGTTAACGATGGAGCTAGTCCATCTAGTGACACTGATAAAGGGTTATTCATAATGATAGGTTGTGCAACTAATGAAACTAAGTTAACTATGTCATCAAAATTTTGCTGTGACTGGTCCGAAACATCACCGGTTGATGTAATGTCTAATCCTTTTACATACAATGTGTAAAAGTTGATATTGCCTGATAAGTTTTCACCAGCACTTGCGGCTCCATGTATTCTTGCCATATTTTTTCTCCAAATATAAATTTATATTCTTGTTATATGTATTTATCATTTTATAAGGTAAATCAAAGGCAAAAAAAAGACCCTCTTAAAGAGGGCCTTTTAATTACACGTAAAGTGTGGGTTGGACTTAAAGTCCAGGGGGGTAATAACTTAGTAATCGAAGTCGGCTACTGAGAAATCAGCACCTAGAGCCGCGTCTAAACCAGCGGCATCCCATGCGCCGTTGTTTTCTACTGCGATTCTTACATCGTTACCATCGATAGCACCAACTAGTACTACTGTAGCACGTGTTCCTGTGCCTTCGATAATTGCTTTCATGTCGCCTGCCGCCATACCAGTCTTAGTCACTGTGAAGTGATTTAAGTTACCAGTAAGGAATTGACCTGCTGAATATGTTTCATGTACTTTTGCCATTTTAGTTCTCCTAAATAACTATTTCCTCGGGCATTATAAAATTGTAGTGCCCTATGCTTTTATTTATCTTTTTTTGCAAAAAAGTGGGTTTTATTTACCTCTGGATCCGTATTTCCCACCAATATTTCTTCCAGTTTGATAAGATGTCTTGCCCATTGCTTTTCCTAGCTTGCCTGCACCGTATATTACGCCTACAGCCGCCGCGGCCTTAGTAATTGGACTGTCCCAAATCTTCTTTTTGGTGTCTTTTTCGTCATTTACAACATAATTTCCACGCTTCTGGAACTTCTGTAATGCTGGAAATAACTCACTACGCATTGCTTTTCTACGTAGATATTGCATCATTCTGGTTGTTACTAATGCTTTCTGATTTTGATTTAGATTATCCCAATCACCTACAAGTCTTCTCATAGATTTAAGCATTCCATCTTGTATATTCAAATCACGCTGAAATCTTAACAGCATTCTTTGTTCAAATCCAGGTTCTGATTTACTTGCTGATATATGACCTAGATATCTTATAACTTCTTGTCTTTTTAAATTAATACGCTTTAGTGCTATTTCATCACGTTCATCATCTGCACTAACTTCTTTACCTATTATACGATTAAGCATGATATACAAGTCAGTACCGCTTGTTCTAAAGTAATCGAAATTACGGTATGCGATTGTTCTCCCAGCATATTCTGATGCCAATGGTGCAAACTCATAGTCTTTATTAAACATATTTAAAATCATCATATATGCAAATGTTAACTCTGCCGCATCATCTACATTTGTTTTATTCTGATTTTGTTTTGTTCTAAACAGTCTACTTTCTGTGAACGTATTAACTAATTGTAATTTGCCTTTATATTGTTCCATCATTTTGTATTCCTCGATTGCAATACTTGACTGCATTTATCACTAGCATAAGTTGTAAACCATCTTGGAGCAAACGCATGTATCATACACGCATATGCGGCCTTTTCTAGTTGCCACGAAACCCACATTGCATGTTTAAAATGTTCCCAGCGTGTTTCGCCTACTTCTTCTAAGTGTAATTTACATTTCTTACTTAACATCTAACTAATCCCTTGGTGCGAAATTTGCCGCACTAAACTCTAATCTATCTACAATCTTCATTGCTCTACCAACATGGTCAACAATAACAAATCCTTCTGGATCTGTGACTTTAAATGAACCGTCTGGTTGTTCAATGAAACTGTCTATTGCTTTAATGTTCTTCATCTTTTGCTGAAACATCATTTTTACTGCTTCAACTTTAAGATATGCACGATACATTTCTGCAATTTGTGTCTCGTATGTATTTATGATATTAGCTAACGCATCTTTTGTTTGTAATCTAGCCTGTCCTGCTTTGCCTTCAGGTCCTGTAGCTAAACCGCTAATTTCTTTATCTAATTTATTATTTAAACCCTGTAAAAACTCTTTAACAAATTTAGTTACATCTGATTCTAATGCTTGTCCAGAACGTATTGGTAAGTTTGCGTGTGCCTTAATAGCTTGTACTAAGTCAATAGACCCTATCTTTTGATTAATTGCTTTGAAAGTATCTGCATCAATTTTCATTGAAGATAATTCTTTAATTGCTTGTTTAATCTTTGCAACATTTTCTTGCTTTAGTTGTACCTGTCCTGATACATCTTTAATACGTGCATCAGTAAACCAAACTTTAGATGAAGACTTAAGTTTACTTGAATCATAACCAAATGATGCTTTCATGTCTGCTAGACTATCGCCTGCATAACTTGTATGAAACACAATTCCTATTTCAGCCGACTGCATTTCTTTTGCTGTTTTGCTATCTGCTGGTACAACGTATGTGATTGTATTTGGTTTAAATGCAATATGAGATTTGCCATCTATATTAACAGTTTTCAAATCACCTTTAGTAAACAATAAGTCACCTTGTATAACACCCTCAATACCTAAGTCTTTTAGGTACTCTAATGATGCCGATAGCTTATTTCTCAAACCTGCTTTACTTACTTCTTCACCGTTCTTAGTAGTATCTTGGTGATTGTTTTCAATGTCAGCTTGTGATTTATTTAATTTTGGTGTTTTTGCAAATACGCCTTTTGTGCCTACAAAGAATTGTCCATCTGATGGATCTGTTCCGCAAAATACTGCCGGAGAACCATCCCATTTCGTAGTGATAGCGTCTCCGCCACCTTGTCCATCAAGTGTACTTAATAATTTAGTGAAAGTGTCTACGACTCTTTTTAATCCAGACGTACCATGCATAAACACAAGTTCTTCTGCGTGGTCTAAGTGCGTATTCTTATCTTCCTGTAATTCAGAATCTAGCAGACCTTTCATTTTATTATGAAAGCCTACTTGCTTAAGACGAGGTTTGCGTGGTCCTCTAAACCTACGTTCTCTGCCTTTGCTTAATGTAATCTCTCTTATTTTCATTTCTTATCCCCATACGGGCTTTCGCCTGTTAGATGTGGTCTAGCAAACCATAATTTAAACCATTCATCTGTTCCTGGCTTAACATCATGCTTTTTCATATATTGAGATTTTTCAGTACCCGAATAAGATATGTTTTCTTGGGTGGCTTGCTGTTGGTATGGTTTGTATATACCTGCAAGTTTTCTTAATTGATTTAACTGTTCTTCAAAATCCATCTATGTTTTAGCCTTGACACTTTTTATTCCACGTTTAAACTTCCTAGGGTCTTGTGACCTAATACTATTAACTAGACGCTTGGTCAAGTCATTTGCAGTATCCTCATCAAACTCTCTGCTAATAAATTCAATAAGATTTATAGCACCAGATATGATATGTTCGCCTTTTTGCTCAACCAAACGTTCTTTTTCTTTATCAAAAGCTAAAGAATTTAATTCATCAAATAGGCTTCTACGAGGTTTATCCATGATATTTCTCCGTTCTAACTGTATTTATCAGTTTTCATCAAAAGGAGAACGTGTCTTGGTCTTTA